CCCAAGCTCCAGGCATTCATGAGTCCACTCGTTCACGGAGCATTTGCACCGGTTGCCAACAAGGCTGGGGAAGAAGCTTGCGTCAAAGGACGCATCAATGACCTAAAGAAGCCTGAACCGAAACCGAACAATTTCCGTGACCGCTGCATGGATGAGTTTGCGACACTCATCTTGCAAGATGTGCACCTTGAACCGGTCTGCTTCGAAGTAGTGAATGCGAAGCAGACTAGCACTGCCCAGCAGCTGTCAATTGCGAAGGCCGTGCTGACCGGACAAATCCGAAAGCTTGTCCTCAAATGCTTCATCAAGGCGGAAGCGTACTCAGATGTGAAAGATCCGAGAAACATTTCAACCTACAATGATGCAGACAAGCTTGATATGGCGATGTTCGCGTTGGCCCTAGCCTCACACATGAAGCAGTTCAAGTGGTATGGCCCCGGCAAGACGCCAGTAGAGATCGCCACGCGTGTGGCCGAGATTTGCACGAAGTCTAACTTCGTTAACATCTCGGATTACCACCGCATGGACGGAACCATCTCCTACACGTTACGCCGGGTTGATCGTGTGGTTTGTATGAAGGCCTTTGCGAACCACAGTGCTAAGTTGAATGAACTCCTCAAGACGAATGTTGACAACAAAGGATATCTACCCAATGGAACCACATTCGATCAAGGACCGTCGCACGGATCAGGCTGCTCAGCTACCAGTCTGTTCCAAACCCTGCGCGCAGGCTTTAACGCTTATCTCGCATTCAGGCACACCGTCCGTGAAAACGGATCGACCTATAACCCCCAGGAAGCATTCGGAGCCCTGGGCATCCATCTCGGTGACGATGGTCTCGATGGCAACTTGCCTGTTGAGTCCCACCAATGGGCGTCCAGAACCACCGGACTCATCTTGGAAGCGCAAGTTGTGCATCGAGGGAACCGAGGCGTCAATTTCTTGGCACGCTACTACTCGCCATCTGTTTGGTATGGATTGCCTGATAGTATGTGTGACGTCAAGAGACAGCTCTCGAAGTTCCATACTACGGTACGCCTCCCTGCTAACATCACGCCTGAACAAAAGTTCGTCGAAAAGGCCACCTCATACGTGGCTACAGATGGGAACACGCCTGTCATCGGCCAACTTTGCAAGAAGCTGCTACTGCTGTCATCCCATAGCCCCAGGAATCTTTCTGGAATCGGTACTTGGTGGTCTCAGTTCGACGCGTCCGTCCAGTTCCCCAACAGCAATGTTGATGGGTGGATGGACGTGGAGTTTACTGATCAGTTCCCAGAATTCGACCGTGCTCAGTTCAACCAGTGGTTGGATGAGTCCCGATCGCCCGCGGAACTCCTTTCAGCTCCACTATGCGCTGAGCCCAGGCCCGCAACACCTTCCAAGTCTCCTGTCGTGGTTGATGAAACGATTGTCCCTTCACGATCTGGAGATGACCAATCGGGAGGAGCGCCTGCGGAAACGCCGGACGCGCTCCCCGGAAAGGTGGAAGCATCTAAACCCTCGTCGCAGAGAAAGCGCCCTCGGAAGCGCCAAATCCGAGCCGCCGCTGGAAAACCATCCGTTAACTCCCCAGCCGCGAAGACCAAGCCAAACAGAAAATCTGTGAAGCCTGAG